AATATCCCTTATACTCATACAGCGACGATGGGGGGATAGGCTACCGACCCTTTACACTACGTTGGAGCAGTTAGACCAGGGCAGAATCAACCTTGACGAGGCTTGCGAGCGGCTAAACGTAACAAAGTGCACGATTCACGGGATACGCAGAAAGTACGGGTACAGGCCGGGCACCTTGAAAATCAGAAAAGGGGGCCTGCCGAATCCTGATGTAGCGGGATCTGCCAAAGCAGCTGCTCTGTACTATATAGCGGGACACGGCAGTCTTAAAAAATCGGCAGAAGAATACAACATTGGCGAAAAAACAGTAAAAAACGCAGTCAATGAACTGTCTGTGCTGGATTTAGATGGGCTAAAGCGATTAAATAGACTTGTGCGAGTCGCCTATGCAAAGGATTTAGAGGAGAATACTGGCGAATACAACAATGTAAAAGCTTTAGCAGGCGACAATGACGTGTCATACCTATTGTCTAAAGTAATCATTAGAAAGGATAAACCGTGATAGATGAAGGAAAATTGGCCGCTTTAAAGAGGCTGGAGGCGCAAACACAACCGCAAAGACCCTTGCAGACGCCGTCGCAAACCAAAAATACGTTAAAAGAGCAACTAAAGGGGATGCCAGAAAAGGACTTGAGGAAAATACAAGAGACACTTCAAGAGTTGTTACCAGAGCAGTCAGTGAAGGAGTTAAACCTTGAAGACGAGTTGTTACAACAGTACACAAAGACAAAAAGGTTGATGGATGACGTATTGGATGACGTAGAAGTCACCCCTACCCAAAAAGCACAAGTGGCCAACTCAGTAGTAAGCACCCTTGGACAGTTGGTAAAACTTCAAGAAGACCTGAAACTGCAAGAAGCCATGAAACTGATGGAGTCCGTACTGATAGACGTGATAAAGACCTTGCCAAAAGAGACAAAGGACGAGTTTTTTGCGGAGTACGAAGCACAAGCCAAGAAGGCGGGACTTCTATGAGCACCCAACAACAAGCATTTAGAATGCACTTACAGAGACTTAAAGCCGGCGCGTCCCAAGCTACAGCAATAAGTGAGACATCCCGCTGGATTTCGGATAATACCTTCTTGGGGAACAAGCCGTATAGTTATAAAGGTCGCGAATTTCAGAAAAAGATACTGGACAGTGAGGCACCTGAGTCAATAATCAGAAAGTGCAGCCAAATGGGTGTAACCGAAGCGGCAGCAAGGCGGGCACTAGCTCTGTGCGGAATGCTTAAAAACTTCACAACCATCTACACTCTGCCTACGGCCACACTTGCTGCTATTATCGCAAAAACACGAATAAACCCTGTAATCAGGGATTCGCCTTATCTTAGTTCAACACTGGCCGGTTCAGACAACGTCGACGTTAAGGAATTCAGTAATAACTCCTTCCTGTACATAAGGGGTGCAGCATCAAGTAACGCACCTATCAGTATCCCAGCAGACCTGCTAGTTCACGATGAACTTGACTTTAGCGACGGCCTTGTAGTCAGCCAATACCATTCTCGTTTGACGGCGTCGCCGTATAAGATGAAAATGAAGTTATCGACGCCGACGCTTCCTGGTAAGGGCATTGACTATGAATTTAGCAGGTCGAGAAGACACTTCAATTTAGTAAAATGCAGTCATTGCAACCACCGATTTATACCACATTATTATGACCACGTCAGGATTCCAGGCTTTACTGGTGAGTTGATGAGCATTACAAAGAGCACCCTGCATAAGTTAAAATATAGAGAAGCCTATGTGGAGTGCCCGAAGTGCAAGTTAGTACCCGACCTTGACGTAAAATACAGGGAGTGGGTGTGTGAAAACCCTGAAGAGAACCATGTGGCGGAGGGGTTCCAGGTAAGCCCCTTTGACTCTCCTACAATAATCACGCCCGGCTACCTTGTAGAATCATCGACAGTCTATACAAATATAGCAGAGTTTGTGAATTTTAACTTAGGTTTGCCCTTCTTTTCTAAGGAAAGTGTGTTGGCGCCTGATGAAATCAGAGGCACAATCATACCAAACCTTCTTGAAGGGGCGCGATACGCTGTAATGGGAGTAGACCTTGGCAAAACATGTCACATAGTCGTAGCTAATTGCTCTTACGACGGATCAATGCAAGTCGTGCACAAGGAAGCAGTCCCATTAAACAGGCTGAAAGATCGCTATAAAGAGTTACGGGCTAAGTTCAGAGTCAGAACAGCCGTAATAGACTCACTGCCCTATACGGACATGGTGATGGGCTTGCAAGCGATAGACAGGAACCTGTGGGCTTGCGTGTACACACAATCCAAGGGCACTACACTCTACACTATCCATAAGAAAGAAGACGATGGTAATACAGGCGAGCAGCAACAGAGGCAGTTAAATGTGTCGAGGGACAGAACCTTTGACTCTCTCATGAGTTATGTAAGGTCGGGGGACTTTTCAATGCTGCAGTCTAATCAAGAACTCGACGAAGAGTTTGTGACTCATTGTACAGACATGCGAAGGGTGAAAGACTGGAACATGAAGACCCAAAACCTTGAGTTTAGGTGGTTGAAGTCTGAAGAAGGGAACGACCACTTTTGGTTTGCATTGAGCTATGCGTACCTGGCAAAGTTCATTATAGGCCAGACGATTGGTGAAGGTGGAGGAAGCCTTAACTTAATAGGGTCTTTCAAGATTACAGAGAGGAAACCTGTGTCCAGTATAATACGGAGTATGTAAGTAATATAGAATAAGACTTGACGGTCGGGGTATGGAAACCATCGGGCCACCTTGCAGTCAGTGGCTCATGTGTGGTTAATACACCTTGACTGATTGTTTTGACCACACTTGACGGGTACAATGCAGAAAATATACAACCTGTCAGGTGTGGTCAATGTTTGATGATGTCAGTCAAGTCGTAGAATTTCTCAGTGCGGCACAACTCCCTGCGGTAGCACCCCCAAAAGTGAAACCAGGCTCTTTGTCGTATCCAAGTTACTTGAGGACGACAACCCCATCTACGTCTGTTTTACCCCAAACAGATCGCAGACTGGCCAGCACAGATACTACCAGCCTGCGCTATGGCGGGACCACAAACGAGATTATCCGCAGCTTTGTGGCTTCGTCGCCGGATTTGTCTGCTGCCGTATGGGCTTATGCCAGGTTGGGTATCCCTCAAGAGTGGACAGCGGTCGCTAAAAACCCAGACAACACGTTTAATCGAGAAGCCACCTTGCTAGTACAGCAGTTGGCCACTCGATTTGACCTACTTCCAGACTATGCGACAGACGGTTTTACAGGCCCACAGTCAATCAGGGCCACGTCGGAGTCATTAGCAAGGGAGATTATCCAGTACGGTAGTTGCGCTGGAGAAGTAGTACTGGGCAAAGATAGGCTCCCGAAACGGATACAACCCATCAGCACGACACAGATTAAATTTGTCGCTGACTCTGACAAAACCCTTGTCCCGTGGCAATACGTGGGCAATGAAAAAATCAATCTCGATTACCCAACCTTTATCTATGTGTCTCTGGACCAAGACTTGTTGGAACCGTATTCGTCCAGTCCGATTGAGAGCGCAATTAAGCCGGTGATCTATTCTGAGCAGTTCTCGAACGACATTACAAGGATCGTCGGCAAGGTCATCCACCCAAGGCAGAAGATCAAGATCGATGAGGAAAGAGTAAGGAAATTTCTTAGCCCTGAAGCACAAGTGGATAACGACAAAGCGAACGCAGAGTTAAACGTTATCACGGCTGCTATCGAGCAGAAAATCAACTCTCTAGCCCCAGAAGACGCCCTTGTATATCTGGATTCATTGGAGTTTGAAGTAGAGAATGCCAGTAATGCGGGGCTTTCCGCTGAGTACGAAGTGCTGCAGGACATGGCGAACGCAAGACTTAGCACAGGAAGTAAGACAAACGGTACTGTTCTGGGCTTTGCTTCTGGCAGCACTAATATTGCATCCAGTGAAATCATGCTGTTCATGAAGTCTTGTGCAGGGGCGGTAAAAGCCCCTGTGGAAGAATTCTGGAGCCGTGCATTCACTTTAGCTGCACGCTTGTTTGGCTTCGACGTGGTCGTTGATTTTAAGTTTGCATCAATCGATTTGAGACCTGATAGCGAACTATTAGCCTTTAAACAGACAAAGCAAATGATTGTGCTGGAGCAGTTGAGCTTGGGCATGATTTCAGATGATGAAGCGTGCCTGCAATTGACAGGTAGATTAGCCCCGATTGGCATGAAACCCTTGTCAGGTACGATGTTCAAGGGAAATACAACTGCTGATACAGCAGTTGCACAACCTAGTAACAGTGGATCGACATTAAATCAGAAACTGAAGCCGACGACGCCGACGACGGGTAGGGGGCAGAATAAGAAGGCATAAAGGGAAAGTGGGCATGGTATGCAACCTTGTCTGATTACAAGTAAATAAGGAGGGCGTTATGGCTCTGGTAAAAGGAACACCACAGCTTTTGGTTGAGACAGACAAAGACGGGGGCCTTGGATTTGAAGACAAGGGGCGACAAGTCGTAATTGTCACATCTGACAACATTTTAAGTGAGATGTCTAAGGCTCTAGTTAGCCCAGACCAGGCATCCACAGTGACTTGTTACCTCTTTACGCACCCAACCACACAGTCAGGGCATTTGTTGTTGGGCCAAAGAGAAGTCTACGTGCCTACAGGTTCTGACGGTTTCTACTTTGGTGTACACCTTGGCACCAAGGCAAAAGCCCATACTGCGATGTCTATAACTGATATGGGTCTATTTAAACCCGGCTTGTTTACTTGGCATGGGGCACTTACTAAAGTCGGAACATGGACTAACAGCCCTGCAAACCCTGCTGCTGGGACTTTCAATTCAACCGGGGCACTATACTCTGTAACTGCAGGTGATACGATCTCTGGATCAATTACTGGGACTGTTGCAGCTATCCGTGTGTATAACACATCTAATGGTGGCAATGCTATAGTTGCGATTGATGGTGACTATACAAGAGCTAATAGGCTGCCCACATTCACTCTAGCAGATTATGATTCTGGTAATTGTAGGTGGTCTGATGTTGGTAAAAGGTACATCTCCACCTATGGGCCGGCGTCGTTTAACGACTGCATCTGCCTTGCTGCTGACCTTGATGCTGGCACTCACACTATAACAGTTGAAGTTACTGGCAAATACCCGGCTGGATCAAGTGCGGCACGTGTCTATGTAGAGGGTTTTGCAGGGTGTAACGGGCAGTCTCTTATTTCAGCCAATGTATATGCTGTTCCTGTTTACTGGATTTATCACGACGATGGTGACTGGAGTGCATTCGGATATACCCCTCAGTGGGCACCATCTGGGAGTACGGATTATCAGTTTATGGGGGAGATACACGGTGACAATGTGCAGTCCAAAGAAGTTACCACATCATTAGCTGTTTATGTTGGTGTAACAGATCAGACTGCCCTAGCCGCCGGTACTGTCGTATCTGGTCTGACTGTGACAATTGATCACGTGTCCACACTGGCGCACAAGTCAAATACAGCTACACCAATTGCCACTAAAACACGTAAATATACCTTTACGTCAGGGAGGAAGCACCCGGTTATGTGTTCGTGCAAGACTGTATATAGTGCGGCAGGGGGTATAAACATCGAGTATCCAATTATGCTGCCGGTTGGTGAACTTGTTAATGCGTATAAGGGCATGAGTCAGCCCCACTTTAATAAATATTACATCGGTCATGTGGAGACACCGATACTTGGGCTAAATGACAATACTGTATACTACAAGGCGACTGATATGCAGTTGCTTAGGGCTGTGGGGAATAAGGTTGAAGCGTGGGCAGAAGTCGTATCTCACGGGCCTGACAGTAAGCGAATTTATGGGGGTTACGGAGGGAGCTACCAGGACCGGAGTAATTCCGATGACAAGGCTTATGTCATAACGGCCAAAGGGCCTCAACCTTTTTCATCCACGGAGATTCGGGAATTTACCCTCGGATGGGGGGCCAAAACAGTAACTTAGTGTGTTGACATCAGGCTAAGATAGGTTTCCGCATCTTTGCAGGACACCCTGATAGTTTCACGCTATAATGTAAGTTAAGAGTTTCATATATTACTCAGTGGCCTACTCAAATAAAAACACGAACTGGAGAACCACCTTGGCTCAAGACTCAGACCGCAGACATGACGACCCGCACCTGGCGGTATTGAATACGATCTTAGTTCAACTTGGGGAGATGCACAGCAAGTTGGAAGAACTGGCATCACTGCAGCCAGAGCTTAAATCACACATTGTTGATGAAGAGAAGTTTCAAAATGAGTTGAGAGTAATGGTGACAGAAGCGTTTCCGAATGGAGACGTGGCACTGCACAGAATGGAGCATGAAGCGGCAAGAGAGCGAGCCAAGCTTTGTAAAGAGTTCTGGCAAAGTTTATTGGCCAAATTGGGTGAGAAATCTATTTTTGCCATACTCGCGGTAGCCTGGCTTATTATCGTATACTGGTGGAACGGCCAGATACACCTGCCCACGTTGAAGTAGCGATGGACAGCAAGCCTTCTACGTTTGACGAAGAAGCATACAGAAAGGGCCTGCTAGGCCCAGTGATCAGGTTTGGAAAGACGGTTAGCAGTAAGTACAGCGGTTGGACACAGAAACAGTACGTGGAAACACAGAAAGAGACGCCGGAAGACGGCACTGAGTTAAAAACGAGTTAGGAGATTTACAATGGCTACAGGTGATATTAAATGGTTTCCAGAAGCACTATTGAACCTTGGGAAGAAGGTTCATAATCTTAGTTCGGATACGCTCAAGCTGGGGATTGTTACCACGGCTACAGTGCCTGCACTTAACACGGCTGACCCCCACTGGGGCGGATCAGGCACAACCAACTTTGCCACCAGCGAGGTGAGCACTGGTGGCGGGTACACAGGCCCTATTACACTTGCTTCTGTTACATGGACTAATGTGTCCAATGTACCGATGCTGCGAGCAGCAGACGTTACAATTCCTCAAAACGCGAGTGGTTTTAGTAACGGCGCTTACGGCATCATTTTCAACGATACAGACGCTAATAAGAGGGCCATTGGGTGGATTGAGCTTAGTTTTGAAGGCACCCTCAGTATTGTGTCTGGAAGCCGGACTATCGACTTTCAAGGTGCAGGTACTGATGTTTTGAAGATCACACAGAGTTAATTATGGCTATTGTTTCGTCATCTTACGTGTCCGATACTCATGCTCAAACTGGCGGTGGTGTATGGACAACTGAGACCCATACGGACTCTGATGGTGTTACCTATGTTATAGGCCCCTATCTGTGGGACGGTACTACGGACAGGGACACGCTACTTACAGTGAGAGCAACCAGACTGGCTGAGACCATGGCGGCATTGGAGCTTGAGCAGCTTATTGAGGGGTAGTCGTGGCACTGAATCTTAAACACCAAACAAAGGCCCAACTTAGAAATAGGTTGCGTGTAGAGTATCGTAATTCTTCTGGTGAGAGGTTGGCGAAAATTGCGCACCTTATTTTGACTTTCATAGAGGATGGCACCTATACAGATGCTCAGATTAAAACAGAGTTTGGTAAAGATGATGCCAAATACGTCATCTTTAAGGAGCGGCTGACAAAGCTCAGGGCGTCATGGCTTGAAATTAGAGACGCCAAGGGGGACTAATGGCGACGTATTATGTGTCAGAAGCGGGAACCAACGGGGCTGGAACCTCTTGGGCGGCAGCTAAGACAACCTTGGCAGGTGCGATAGCCCTCGCGACGGCTTCAGGTGATGTAATTTTGGTGGATAAGGACCATACAGGGGATAACGCCCTTGCCTCAAATACAACATGGACAGTTCTCAATAACATCTCCATTGTCTGTGTCGATAAGGATGCCTCTGATGTTTTGGCTACAATGGGCACTGCCACTTGGTTAGGCTCATCCACAGCCAGTATTTCTTTGATAATCACTGGGGCGTATCGAGTCAGGGTGCATGGCCTGACGCTGAGGAATGGCGGCACGACAAACCAACCGATTGTCTTTGCAGATGCGGACGGCAGCCATTTTCATTTGACAAGCTGTTACCTATGGCTAGGTACGACATCAACGACAGCACAGATATTTTTTGGTAGTCAGACATCGGTCAATCACTACTGTACTGCCTATGATTTAACTGTACGGTTTGGTAGTGTTAGCCAAAGTTTGTGCTTATTCACAGGGAGCGTGATTCATAGGGGTGTGGTTTCTTCAGCAGGGTCTTCACCCACATCACTTCTCAAGGCAACACGCGGGGGTATTGTTAAACTTATTGACTGTGATCTGAGCCATTGCGGAGCAAATAACATTGTTGGAACTCACTCAACAGGGATGCCTTGTTATTATGAGTTGTATCGATGCAAGTTAGGGACTAACTACGTTGTACTAGATACACAGTCCCCTGCTAACAAAGGAGCAGCGTCTGTATTGTTGCTTGATTGCTCTTCTGGTGATACCCACGGTATCATGCACTACGCGGATGCACTTGGCTCAGTGCTTTCAGACACGGGTATTTACTTCACATCAGGAGCGGCAGGACAGTCGTGGAAAATAGTAACGACGAGTAGTTGCTCTGCCCTGACACCATTTGTAACCCCTTGGGTGTCTGTCTACAATACAAGTATTTCGAGTATTACGCCCTATTTTGAAATTCTTCGTGATTCAAGCGCAACGGCCTATAAAGATGATGAAGTATCGGCTGAGTTTGCGGTTAAGGTGACATCCGGTTCAGTTCAAGGGACACTGTACTCTGATACGGCGACCTTGTTGGCCGCAGGGGCAGATCAAGCTGCAGGGGCAGGACTGGGTTCATGGACCGGGGAGAACGCAACAGCTTGGTCTGGTAAGGCAGACTCGGGGACATCCCTGACACCTGCAGAAAACGGGGAGATTATTGGTAGATTGGTCGTTGGAAAAGCTAGTTCTACTGTGTACGTTAATCCCCAAATTCTCTGGTAATAGGCGGTGGCTAACTTTTCCCGCGTAACGCTAGGGGGCTGGATACAGGGCGATGACTCTAGTGCATCCTCTAGGGTAGGTATTGAGGGGTGGGTACAAACTAATGCGACCAGTAGCGACACAGCAATTCCCTGTACTCCAGGGGATGCTGTCGCAGCCGGGGTCACAGCCGGGGTAGCGCTCAGTATCCCCTGTACTCCAGGGTATGCTGTCGCAGCCGGGGTCACAGCCAGTCTCGGTGACACAACTACGATTCCCTGTACTCCAGGGAATGCGGTAGCAGACGGGGTCACAGCCGGGGTAGCGCTCAGTATCCCTTGTACACCTGCCAACGCAGTAGCTTCTGGTGTATCAGCAGCCGTAAATCTGTCACTGGCAACTACACCTGCCAACGCAGTAGCTTCTGGTGTATCAGCAGCCGTAAATCTGTCACTGGCAACTACACCTGCCAACGCAGTAGCTTCTGGTATATCAGCAAGTCTTAACGGCTCTGTTACAGTTTATACAACACCTGCCAACGCAGTAGCTTCTGGTGTGACAGCCCTCATCACGGGGCCTGTAAGTGTGATCTGTGCGGTTGGTGCGGCTGTAGCTGCGGGGGTTACATGTATTGTTACAGGTGGGAGCACATCTGAGGTAGATGTTGTTTATCTGAGGTCAGCACTCACAAGGACTGTAAATTTGCAGTCTGCTATAGGATAGCAAATGACTACTGTATATACCGGAGACGTGGGCACTGCGATAATCCTGGATTGTGTAGAGGACGTAAGCAGTGCGACTGTTCGTAACATTAAAGTCAGAAAGCCGGATGGGCTAAGAACGACATGGACTGCGACACTAGATGGGACTACAAAGATCAAATATGTAACCCAAACTGGTGATCTTGATGTTGTAGGTGATTGGTCGCTACAAGCTTACGTGGAAATGACGGGGTGGAAGGGCAGCGGGGAACTTGTTACACTCAGGGTTAATAGGCCCCTGTAATTGGAGAAGATTATGAGCGTTAAAGAAGAAAGAATGTGGGCCGGCTCTGATGCCAGCTTTCAAGTGGCACTAGAGGCTGAAGCAAGGATTGCTGCCGGAGAGTGGGTCGAAGTCAAAGAAGATGAGTCACCAAGGCTTCTTAGTGTGGCAGATGGGCTGGCAACCATCACAATCAAGGGGCCGCTAGTTAATAGTGACAGCCCGTTCTTACGCTACTGTGGCGTTACAGGCTATCCAGAAATTAGGGAAGCCTTGATTGCTGCTGTTAATGACGATACTGTCAAACAGATTCTTCTGGATATTGACTCTGGCGGCGGGGCTGTATCGGGGTGCGACGATACTGGCAACTTGATTAGACAGGTGCATAAGGTAAAGCCCGTTACAGCTTACGGGGATACGATGGCCAGTGCGGCGTACTGGTTAGGGTGTTCAGCAGGGAAGGTTTATTCTGGCAAGGCTTCTCTAGTGGGTTCTATTGGGGTAAAAGCTACATTCCGTGAATTTTCTAAAGCCAATGAGATGGCCGGCGAGACTGTCACTATTATAAGAGCCGGCAAGTACAAGGCTTTAGCTGACCCGAACGAACCCTTGTCCAAAGCCGCAGAAGCCCAAATACAAGCCCTTGTAGATGCCAGTTACGGCGTCTTCATTGACCACGTCGTTGATATGCGCGGGCGCAGTTATGAATATACTGACAAGACAATGGGCGACGGCCAAGAGTTTATTGGACAGGCAGCAGCGGATGTGGGTCTTACCGATGGCGTGACAACTTACGACGCAGTCGTAGGTGGCCTGAAGAAAAAGATTGTTGCATCATTGACAAAAACTAAGGATAATGGCAGTAACAATAGGTTTTCGTTATCGGGCGCAATGTCCGATCACTCTGGAGAAGCTAACATGGCCAAAAAAGCCCTGACAGAAGCTGACATCGCCGCTTTGGCTGCTGGTGTGCAACTCGATGTCAAACCCGTAGAGATTGAAGGAGCCGCAGATGGCTTGCAAGACGAAGCGTCCACCCAGGAAAAAGTAGAGGCTACTGCGACTGCCACTACTCCGGCTGCAAAGGTAGATGCCCCTACTGCGACCGGAGAGAAGCAGGCGGACACCGACAACCAGGCATTGCAATTTGCACAGGCTCAGATCGCGGCAAAGGATGAAGCCATCCTCGCAGCCGGTATTAAGATCGCCAGACTTGAAGATAAGTTGGTTGGATTTGAAGCCTCGCATAAGCCTCTTCTGGAGATCACCGTTAAAAGTGTTCGTAACATGTGCCTTGCTATGAACGCTGTGTGTATGGTGTCTGCAGACATGGACGCCACACAGGTTCTTGCCGAGCATGTTCGTGTATCGGAGTTGTTTCAGAAGAAGTTCCCAATTGGTGGTGTTGCTGCGGTTTCTGCAGAAGAACCCATTGCAAAGACGCAAGTCGATCCGCGTCGTACAGCCCGCGTGAACGCGGTTCGTTTTCAAAAGTAAGGAGTAGCAAATGGCTAAGTTTAAATTCAAGGAACTGATCGGTGATGAATCGATTTCTACTCGGTTGGGTACTGGTTCAGTATCAACCACTCCAGCTAACGCTTATACCGATAAGGAAGTTGGCAAATTCGTCAAACTTTCTGGCACTGACGCTTATGTTCTGTGCGCGGTCGGCAACCCCATTGAGGGCGTGATCACGGCGGTCGAGTCCTATACGGCGGATGACTTCAGCATGGGTTCTGTCGACCAGAGGGGCCGTAAACGGGTTCTGCTTGATGGCTCGGAAGCCGCCGGCACGGGTTCCATTGCCATTGGTGACTACGTGGTCTGTGGAACTCCTGTAGCTAAGGACACGGCGCTGACTTCAACGACTCCGCCGAAAGTGCGCAAGGCGACCCAGCAACCAGGCGCTGTTCCGGCAGATCTGACTGCCGCCGGCCTGCAGGCTCGCAATGCCATTTTCGCATGGCGTCTCATCTCGTTCGACTCGGCTGGTGCCGTTGGCGATTTCGGCATCATTGAACGTGTCAATGGTTAAGGAGAACTAGACATGGCTGCTTTTATCGACGCACAAGGTGCGACCCAACAATTTGAAGTGACTTTGGACTTGGTTAGGGACGCAGGGAATGCATCTCTCTCCGTCCGGGACTACGTCAACAGCACGTTGGACACCAATGCTGAATTACATGGTGATGCCTTTTCGCAGCTTTGTGAGAGCGAGGGCATCATCCTCAAGTCCAATAAGAAGTACGGCATTCGTTCACCTAGCCTGGCTGCAGCCCTTGAAGGGCGCACGGTCCTTGAAGCTGGGGCGATTGTTCGTACTCCCAGTTCGCAAGGTCGTGTACTGCTCATGCCAGCCATTGGTGCCCTGATCGAGGATAAGCTGGTTTCTGATCTTGACATGAACGCCAACGCTTTTGACGGTATGGTGGCACTTGATGAGACTATTGCCGACGAATGGCTTCTGTGGCCTGAGTTGAGTATGTCCATGCCTGAGTCTGCTCGTAGTCAGGTCACCACCCAACTGGCCAAGCCAGCAGCGATGATGAGCTTCACCACGGCTGAGAAGTCCGTGCGGATTCCGACTTTTTCGCTAGGTGCAGAGTGGTCAGACAACGTCACCAAGTATATCAATCTTGACCTGCTTACACTGGCCATTGCTCGTCAAGTGGCCACTGAGCGTAATGCCCGCGCTAATGAGAACTTGTTGGCATTGCTTTCTGGTGATGCTGATATGGGGCAAGCCTCGCTGTCATCCTTGGGCAAGTCAGCTACTGCAGCTTCGTATGATGCAGCAGCCGCTACTGGCATTACCCAATTGGCGTGGGTCAGTTACCTGTACAACAACAGTAAGAAGCGTAGGGTCACGCATTTAGTGACCGACATCGCCGGTGCGATGGCAATTGAAAATCGTACAGGAAGACCGACCGTTGTACAGGACAATCCAGGCAGTAAGCGGATTGACTCGACGGTATACGTGTCTAACCCGACATGGGCACCCGAGCTGCCGATCTTCATCGTGGATAGCACGGTAGGTTGGCCTGCAAAGACTATCATGGGCATTGACTCTCGTTATGCAATTCACCGGGTTACATCGACAAACGCCACGTATAGCGCGATCGAAAGTTTCTCGCTTCGTCGTAGTTCGGCAATGCGTTGGGATTTCGGACAAATCACGAGACGGCTTTTCCTCGACGCATTTGACGTACTGACCTACGCATGAGTCAGTAATAAAGAAACCCCGGACATGTCCGGGGTTTTGTTTCATGCGCCGTTATTCTTTAACCAAGTCTCTCTCTTTTTCTTGGCAATCAGCGCCTTTTCCTCTGCAGACCTCTTAGCACATGTCGCCACCATCTTGTCTGACCTGGCCTTTCCCAGAAGCCTCCACACAATCCCGCCCCAGTTTCCTGAAAAGCTGTGCGATGGTCATGTCCTGGTCTTTGGCAATGGCCCGAAGTTGGTCTAACAGATCAGAAGGAATGCGAAAAGCATACTGAACGTCCATTGTTACTCCTCTTACTTGCTGTTGTGCTGATGGAAGCCACACTTTACCAACATCTAACAAGTTAGTCAACTCCATCACACTCCCAACACTGTGCTAAAATGCCACCAAGGAGATAACCATGCTAACTGACTATACGACTTACAACGACCTTCGCGCAGCCCTTGGAGTCAGTAGCACCGATCTCCCTGACGAAGTCCTGTCCCTCAACCTGTACGAATTGATCCTCAAGCAGGAATTTGAAGCTATCGACCTGACCCTTGAGAGCACGTATGTCACGACAGAGGCGCTGACGACACCCACTGCAGCGGAGATGCGTTTTCTGGCGGCAACCGACCTGTTCGCTACTTACGCTGTGGCAAAACATCTCACAGCTTCTTTACCTATGTTCTCGTTTAAGCAATTGACGGATGGCAAAGCTCAAGGCGCGCGTTTCGACAATCCGTACAAAGACACCGTTGCCTATGTTAAGAGTCAGTACGATGCCGCTAAATCGAAACTGGTAGAAGCATTTGCGGCTGTTGGTACGACTGTAACCACTACTGTTACGAAGTCGTATTTCTCTGTCGTGTCTCCGTCCACTGACCCAGTGACAGGTACATAATGGACCTTGATAGAATAGCCCGTTGGTTAGATAAAACACTCGCTACAGACGCTTATAGTGATGATACGTTCTTGTGTCAGTTCGAGAACCTATCTTACAGCAAAATCGACGGGGTTGCTGTTAAGAAGCGTACTATATCGACTGCTGGGGATGTGATTATTCCGGCCAGAAGAGTAGTCGACATAGGTGGTCAGAAATATTTACTGGGCACCCCAGCACCTGATTATTGGAATAATGAAGTAATTCGACTTAACTTTGTTATTCAAGGTGCAGACGGACTTGCAGACCTTACGACCATTGCCGCAGAACTTACCGGCACTGCACCAACTACTGCTTACGCTGCACTTGCATTTGCCAAGTATCTCCCAGATGCAGAAGACTCTAGCCGTTATCCCCCACAGTATCAGGTATTTTTATCTGGCACTGAGTCGGCACCAGCAGACTCCTTGATTAAACTCAACTCTGTGTGGTATTTAATCAAAGAGTCGTACATCTCAACATCGGGCCTTCGTGTTTCATTGGCCAATGTGCTTGACTCACCTAACTTTGAGAATGCCACTTTCTCATCGCGC